TGAGATAGATGATTTAGTGCCTTACGGAATCATGAGAAACTTTGAAAATAATCTGCACCCGAACACGCTCCACTGGATTGAGCGAGGACTTGATAATACTGTTAACGGTCAAGTTTCACGGTGGTGGAAAAGTGAAGTATAAAAAGGTAAAATAGACACAAGGAGAAAATATGAAGATTTTCGGGTTAAATATCCAAAGAGACAAAAAAGAAAACTCGTCCGGAGTTACTCAAGGCTGGGCGACAAATAACATCTTTGGTAATACTGCCACATGGAATCGTACCACTCGGTCAGACCTTGCAAATAACTTTGCGCCCGTCAACCAGATCATTTCGGATATCTATTCACGAGATATTTATGCAGTAGATGAAGCAGGAGATCGTTTGCCTTTAAGTTTAGCACCCGGTTGGTTTCCCATCCTCTATCCAAACAGTCGGATGGGGATGAAGAAATTCATCACGACTTTAATTTCTGGATATCTGACTTTGCCCGAAATGTCAATTTTAGCCTATCACAGAGAACGAAACAGTGATGGCGAGATCGTTGATATTCCCGGCGCACCAAAAGGCGGATTTAAAGCGGATAGTATTTCAGGCTTTACTATTTTACCTCGTGGGTCTCGATACAACATGGGCGCTCGTGAAGTCTGGCGAGTCTATACTCCAAATGGAGTGCTCGAAGTAGGCCCTGAAAGTGTCATCACACTTAAATATGGCGTACTGCCAGATGACGGATATACAGGTATTTCACCCGGTTCAGCAAGCCATAATGAGGCACAGATCCTTGATTATCTAAGCCAACAACAGCGTGCATTTTTCGAAAAAGGTGCAACGCCTACAGTTGTAGCTACAATATACGCACGTTCGGCCGAAGAATCAATCGCATTAAAAAACAATTTTCAGAATAGTTATAAAGGTGCAGCAAATTCGGGCGGAACAATATTCCAAACGGTCATATCTGATGGTATTCAGGGAGACGGTGGGCCTCATATAGCCATTGAAAACTTAACTCCTGCTAATAATACTCTGGCAGTTGAAACACTCAATACATGGGCACAGGGAGCGATAGACGCAAATCAAGGCGTTTCCCCTCTCATTTATGGAAAATTAGACGCTGCAACCTATGACACTGAAAAAACAGCACGTGCTCGATTCTATGCACAAACTGATAGCGTTCTCGAGCGATTCTTAAACGATTTCATTTTTGAATTAAATCGCATAACAAATGACACAATTAATTGGAACTTTGGATTTGAAAAGCGAGATATGGAGGTTACAGGCGAGCAGAAGACAATTGCGGACACACGAGTAGCCAATGCAAATGCCTATGTTAACTTGATCAAGACAGGTGCAACAGCTGAACAAGTGCAAAAAGCTTTAGCCTTACCTATTGAATTTTCAGAGCTTAAAGTTGATTTAACAGTCTCGCAGCCAGCTCAATCATTAATTCCAGAGCCTGCACCACCACCTAGCCAAAACGCTAAGACAGGTAAAAAAACCACGGTTGCAGATCGCAGGCCAGATAACCACGAACAGATTAAAGCCACCTTAACTAAATTTGCACAAGCTAAAATCACTAAAGCCTTATCAGGCTCTAAAAATGCACTCGATCCGTCAGACCAGAAATATATCAATCAGCTATTAGTTGAGCTGCAAGATATGGCAGACGAGGGCGGAAGCGTAACAGCTCGGCAATTAGCTCAAGAAATTAAAGGACAAGTGGTCAACCAAAACTATGATATCTCAGCTCAGACATTGCAAAATATTACAGATCGAGCTAAAAAAGTGATGGAAGATTTTGGAGATTATGTCAATGATCAGACAGATCAATATATGTCAGATCCAGACCAAGCCAAGCAATCTAAAAGCTCGATTCTTGACGATTTGCTTACAGGTGTGATTGCCTATAAAATTGGAACGATCGTAACCATGGAAGGCAAAAACGCTTTTGAATCTGGCCAGATAGACAATGCAAAACAGATTTCACAAACTTACAATGTATCAATTGTTAAAACTTGGGGTGCAACTGGTTCAAGCCCCTGTGAGTTTTGCCAAGCCATGGACGGAAAAGAGGCAGGAATAGATGATAGTTTTGTGCCGGGCGGTGTGATTAACGCAGATGACGGACAATCACTCATACTTGATTCAAACTATTCTGACGGTACTATGCCAGATGCTCACGTTAACTGTCAATGCTCGTGGGCTTTCACAGTTGAAAAATAGGAGGAAAATAAATGAATGGAAATACTCAATTTGGGACTGCAAGCCCGAATGGCAATACAACAGTTAATGGGTGGCTTGACCAAGCGCCTCTGTCTGCATACTCGGCGGGCGTTGTTTCAGGGTTTGCGGTTAGCCCTGTCTTACCCGCAGGATTTAATTTACATGTGGGTGGAACTGCTGGAATTAATGATTTTGCAATCATTAAAAACCAAAATGGAGATAGTGACACGGTGGCTGGAAATACTGGAACACCTTACACAATCGCTATCCCGTCTGTTCCGGGAACTTCTGGTCAATCGCAAGTTAATTCGATCATAATTTATAAAGATCCAACGCTAACCACAACTATCGCAAATGGTGTAGATACGATAGGTCTTACAGTTATCCAAGGCACAGCAGCAGCCTCTGGTTCACAAGTTGCGCCAACTGACGCAACAATCAGAGCAGGTATCACAAATGGATCGGTTATCTATTATGCTGTCATAGCTAATGTTACATTAACTTACGGCGCTACAGGTATCAATGCTACTAATATTCAAAGCAATTTAGCTAAAATATCCTCATCTATTTTGCCTGAATCAGTTGCTACATGGGTTCCAGCCACTGCACCAAGTGGCTGGGGGGGGACATTTTCGTATTGTCTTTTGAATAAACATTTAAGTTTAGACATGCCAGGTACTAGCCACCCTGCACTTACATCAGGTTCGAGCACAATATTGGGGACATTGCCATCATCAATATATTCACTCATGACTGTGGCGCTTTTTACTACATTCATAGTATCGGGCGCTACTACAGCAGTAAGTGGATATATCAAAATTGACAATACAAATGGGAATGTGTCGATAGTTCCAAATGTTGCACTTGCAGCAGGGACATTCATTGCTTTTTCATTCAACTACTTACTCCATTAATTGTTAAAAATAGAAAGAAGATTGATTTGTGGAAGACAAAACATTGCATGATGTAGTAGAGCGCTTAGTGCGTATCGAAACGAAGATCGATAACTATGAATCCATACGAGATCGAGCGGAGCAGGCCTTTTCGTTGGCAGTAAATAATGCTGAAGATATAAAAGAGGTTAAAGCTAATAATAAGTGGGCTTGGGGCTTTATTATCACACTCGGGATCGCAATTGTCAGTTATTTAATTACCAAATTATAAGGAGACAAAATGAAAAACTTTATCAAAGATACAATCGAACGTGCAATCAAAACTTTTGCACAATCACTCATAGCAGTAGGTCTAGTAGGTGCAACAGATATCGTCCATGCAGACTGGATCAATGCTCTATCTATTGCAGCACTTGCAGCAGTCATCTCGATCTTGACATCAATTGTCAGCTCAAACTTTGGTGATCCGAGCACGGCGGGAGTTACTACTAATACCAAAATAGTAACTTTGCCAGTCCCTATATCCGATCAAGCAGTTATTCAGCCAACAGTGCAACCTGAATCAAATCCAGAAATAAAGGAGATTAAATAATGACATTAAAAATTGGCGACGTATCAAGCTATCAAGGAAATTATGTGGTAGGCTCAAATGGAGAAGACGGGATCATAGCCAAAGTCACAGAGGGCACAGGATATGTTAATCCAAACTGTGATTTTGTACTTCAGCAAGCTGTAGCCAAGAATATTCCATTCGGTGGGTATCACTTTGCTAGCATTGGAGATACGCCCGAAGCGCAAGCGGAATATCACTTTGCGCAGTCAAAAGGCTACTTTGCTAACCCTAACTATGTTGATATTCTAGATTTTGAAATTGGCGGAGACGCAACAGACTTTATCACACGATACGTCAATCATTTAAAAGCTATCTCTGGTGCTAAAAGCATATGGCTATATGGCGGTTCACGTGTAATAGCGGGAGCTAAAGCAACACAAAGCCCTCTGTGGTTCGCAGGTTACCCTTACGCAAGCTCTGCAGTCAGCCCTGCCACTTGGATCACTCCTGATTTTCCATATGACACGCAGGGCTATCTATTGACCATGTGGCAGTTTACGACATCAGGCGGTAAGTTTGACCGCTCAATCTTTTATGGCGACGTAAGCACATGGAGAGCGCTCTCTGTAGGTGGTGGAACTGGTGTACCTGTTCAGCCAGTGCAACCTGCACAACCCGTTAAAATATCAGCTATTCAAGCTTTTAAAAATGCAGGCAATAAGTTTATATTTACAAAACCAATCAAAGTAGACGCCGTTAAATTTGTCAATAATATTTGGCAGTTTGCAAATCTAGACCTTGCAGGCGGTGCGCCAATAAATTGGAATAACAACGGTATTCCATTGGCTATCGTGGATCGTACAGACGGTGGAGATAACAATAATGTTGGTGTGGGTGCTATGGTGCAGTTTAAGCAAGCATATCGAACTGGTACTATAGACGTATACGACGATCCAACACAAGCAGTAGGCATCAATTATAAAGGTTATGGACGTATCTGGTATAGTGCAGACGCACTCGCAAATCGGTTTTAAAATATATAAAAAGAAAGAAGGTGAAATCCTCGTTTTCTATTAATGTTGTAAAAGCTCTCATTGAGGGCTTTTTATATAAATTGTAGTATAATAGTCTTATGGTGCTTATCAAGTTATAAGCTTTTAGATAATGAATAAAAACATTATCTCTTCAAGGTGTCCTCTAAGTTGAGGACTTTTTTGTTATAATATAACCATGAGTACAAAAAATCCGACTTCCTCTATATTTTATAGAGGTTTTTTGTTAACAGAGTATTAACATTTTTATTAAAAAAGGTAAACTATTAACATTGTATGACCTATGTTAATAGAAAGTGAGAGCAACATTTGATATAATGTATATAGTTAAATAGATACTTGAATTAATGTCCGTTTGAGGCGGAAGGTGGCAGCCACCATAAAAAACCGATAATTTGTGGCTAGTTAACTATTTCCAGTAGTTAGCCTAGCGAGAGGTGGCAAGCACCAGAATAAAACTATTTAACTAAACATTAGTCCCTTAATTGGGGCTTTTTATTTATATTTTGCACACTGTTATTACATTTGTACAGTAAATAAACATATATAAGTTGACAATATGATAATAAGTGCTATAATAATTACATAAGGTTAAGCAAGAGCTTAGCAAAAGGAGACAACAAAAATGGGATATGAAGAATTTACAAAAGAAGGGCTGAGAGATATTGTTAAATTTAACGCAGAATCTTTTGCAGAAATCAAAGGGAGGAAATATGAAACGGCCGAATGGGTTTGCAAATACTCTGATGAAATAGATACAATGGATAAAAAAGAATTAATACAAATATTACAAGAAATGAACAGAGAATTTAGTCAAGAAAGGCCGTATTAAAATGGATATGTACAGAATTTGCCAAAAAGTTGGAGACCCAAAAGACAACCTCTATCTAGGAATTCAGGTTGATTCACGAGGCTATGTAATACAATATTCAGATGTTGTGTTAATAAAATATGGAGCAAAATTTTTCAAGCTCCCAGAGTATAGCTTAATCACACCTTTGGAATATAACAAAGGCCAATGGAATTGAAGGAGAAATTAAAATGAGTAACTGGACACATGTTACAGCAACATTATCAGTTGATACGTACTTAAATGGAACCAATAAAAAAGTATTGAAAAAGGTAAGAAAATATCTAGCCAAAGCACCTTTAATAACTGGCTCAGAGAGGAACGCAACTGTAAAATATTTTATTCAAGACGGGCACAATTGGAGTTCTTCTGATGACTGTGGAAACGATATCGAAGGGCAATCGTGTATTACAATTACGATTCAAGGAAATTTGCGAGATAAATTAGCTGAAGAAACTCATGTTGAATTGCTTGACTATCTCCATTATATTTTCAAAAAATTCTATATCAGAGATGGGTCTTTTGGAATTGAAGGAGAAAAAACTATTATTGGTTTTATTGCAGATGAAAAAACTGAATCACGGGTTATTGACAATTTAGAATAAGTATCACATTTATATTAAAACATTTACAGAATGACTAAAAGTGTGTAAATCTTGTAAATCAAATTTGCTTTAATAGTAAATAAGTGATACAATAATTACATAAAGTTAGTTAAAAGGTTTACAACTAGCTTTACAAAATAAAAACCCTCGGCAGTTGAGACCGAGGGAAAGAGGAGAACAACATGATTATAGCACAAAACAAACAGGAAATGTTAATTGAACAACATCCAATTAAACGACTGGAAGATCGTACAGTCTTGCTAAAAATTTGGCAAGATGAGTACGGGCGAACTAAAAACGAAATATTCGTCGAAATGCGAAGCCTAGCAGATTATACAGGCGATTGGAAAAAAGAAGGAACGTGGAAAAATGAGTGAAGAGAAGAAGCCATTTGAGATTGAAACAGATTTACAACTTAACTGGGCGATAGAAAAATACAAAGAGCATTTAGAGGCACGAGAAGGCTATCAGAAGCAACTTGATGAGACACTGGATAGATTAAACGAGGAATATGTTAAACGCTCACAGGAAGCAAGCGAGAGCGCTACAAAGCTATTGAATGAAGAATTAGACTCTATGAACTATTTAAAATCACTCGCACAGCAATATTTAGACAAGCAGGGCAAAAAGCAGATAAAAACAGTCAGCGGAAAAGCCATATACAAGAAAAAGACAAACTACTACTATGCAGACAACTTACTCTCTAATTTAAAAAATAACGGTTTAGAAAACTTAATCAATTTAAAAGTGACTGAATCGGTTGACAAAAACGCAGTCAGAGCGTGGGTTAAAGAAAACGGCGGACTAGTAAATCCGGATGGTGAAATCATAGACGGATTTAAAGCCGAGGAAACAGAAGAATTTGAGGTGAAAATATAATGGAAAATGTAAAGATAAAACCTGATTTTGCAGGATTACAAAGAGCTGTTCAACTCAAAAAGTCTACAGGTGGAGGTGTTAAATATACATTCAGAAATGCTGAAGAAATTTATGACCTTTTTAAAACTTTAAAATCTGATTGGATATTAACTACTACAGATGACATTGTGAGCATTGAAGGCAGACTTTTCATCAAGGCAATTGCTAAAGTTTCATTTCTTGAAGAAACCCATGAAGCAACTGGATTCGCTGAATTGAGCAATACGCCAATCCTAGAAGTTAAAGTTTGGGAAAATGGTAAAGTTGTCGGAACGAAAGAACAAAAACAAATGCAAGACCCGCAATGGACAGGCGCAGTGAGTTCATACGCTCGAAAATATGCCTTGCAAGGCTTGTTTGCAATTGGTGAAAAAGATGTTGATGAATTTCCAGTAACCGAGGAAACTAAGCCACAGCAGAAGCCAACACCTCAGCCAAAAATGAAGCCACAAGTTGTTCAAGCAAAACCGATCGAAAAGCCAAAAGAAAGCTCATCAATCGAAGAAAAATTCAACCGTGGAATTTCGGCAGCTGAAAAGCTTGGTGCAGACGACGGCCAAGTGACAGCGTGGAAAACAATGCCAGTTGATTTAGCAATTCGAGATATCGCAACTTTTGTCAAAACGCAAAAGGAGATAGCAAATGATTAACAATGTAACGCTCGTAGGACGTCTCACACGAGATCCAGAACTTAAATACACAGCCTCGAATATAGCTGTCACATCTGCCACGATTGCAGTTAACCGACGGTTTAAGAATGCAGCAGGCGAACGTGAAGCCGACTTTATTAATTTGGTTGTTTGGAAAAAAACAGCTGAAAACTTTGCAGAATGGCTACGCAAAGGCAATTTAATTGGAATAGTCGGGTCTATCCAGACTCGGAATTATGAGAACCAACAAGGTCAAAAAGTTTATGTAACTGAAATAGTAGTAGATCAATTTACGAGTTTAGAATCCCGTGCAGGAGCACAGCCTACTCCAGCCCAAAAGCCGAAAGAAGACATGTTTGCACGAAGCGAGACTTTGGATATCTCAGATGATGATTTGCCATTTTGAGGAGAATAAATGAAAAATAACAAGCTAAGCCAAAAAGATAGAGTGATTGAGTTTATCAAACAGACAGGATCAGTCACTCGAATAGAGGCACTAACAGAATTAGGCATATTCGAGCTATCTGCTCGAATAGTAGACCTCGAAAAAGAGGGCTTTGAGTTTATTAAGACTCCATACACAATTAAAAATAAATACGGTGAATCCGTCAGAATGATCAGTTATAGTTTAGAAAAGGAAAATTAAAAGTGAAATTAACAATAGAAATGAAGCAGGCTCTTTACAGAATTCGGGAGGAAGAACTACTTCCAAAAGTGGAAGCAGCAAAAAAGTTGGGTGTTGCACCCTACACATATCGAAATTTGGAAAATGTGAACTTTAACGGTGCTATTCGTGATCATACCTATGTTAAAATAGCTGAATATCTTGCTAAATATTATGTGCAGAAAAAATAAAGTGTCTAAAATTAAGTAAAATAGATAGATTTATTTAATAATATCAAATAATAGTGATATAATAAAGTATAAAGAAAAAGGAGCAAAAATGGAAAAATTTAAACGAGTAGGGTTTTCCCTTGATGAAGAAATTATAAGTATGCTAAACAAAATAGCTAAAGCAGAAGATCGATCAATGTCTTCAGTTGTCCGCCGACTTATTCGAGAAGCATTCATCAAAAAATTTATGGATATCAAAAAATAATGGCTCAAAGACGTATGTTTAGTAAAAAGATAGTTGAGACAGATCTATTCAACGATATGCCAGTCACTGCTAAATATCTCTATTTTTATCTAAATATGGAAGCAGATGACGACGGTTTTGTTGGAAATCCTAAAACTATCAAAATGATAAGTGGTGCAACTGATGATGACTTCAAAATCTTAATTGCAAAAAAATATATCATCCCATTTGAAAGCGGTGTCATTGTCATAAAAGATTGGTTAGTTCACAATTATATCAGACCAGACACTTATAGCAAAACCGTCTATAAAGATGAACTTGACCAATTATCAAAAGACTCTAACAAGGCGTATATACTAGAGTTACAGGATCCGTCGACGGGACGTATACGAGACGTTGACGATCCGTCTACGCAGGATAGGTTAGGTCAGGATAGGATAGGTAAGGATAAGATAGATAAGGATAGTCAAAATCAAGAAAAAGATGATTCTGATTCTGAAATTCACAATTTGCAATTTATAATTAATTTTTATCAAAATGATTGTGGATTTGGTCTAATTAGTCCGAACAAGCTCGAACAATTGAGAGAGCTATATACTGAGGCTGAAAATAAAGATTTGATAATTGAAGCCATGAAGGCTGCTGACAATTACAATGCTAAAAGTCCAATTGACTATATGTCTAGAATTTTAAAGACGTGGGAGCGCGAAGGTGTCAAAACAATTGCAGATGTCGAAGCTTTGAGATTAAAAAAACAATCTGATAAAAGTAAGGCTAATTACAGCAGTATCCGTGAGAAGGTCATACAGGCCCCAGAATGGTCGAATCCAGACTATCACGAAGAAATGACCGATGAAGAATTAGAAGCCTTTAAAAAGCAATTAAAGAGCATAGAGGGTGTTACATGAAATCAAGCGGACCAGATCCAGTTGAATATATTGAACATGAAAATATTACTGAATTTAGAATTATAAGAGTAACAGATAGAATACGTTCACGATACTTTATTGAACATAGATTAAAAGCAACAGTTAATGAATTTGAATTTATGTGGGGAAGATTTCAATATGGATTTAAAACACTTTATTTTGCAAGAAAAATGAAAAATTGGTTCGTTAAACATTATTCATCGGATAAAGTTGTTGAGGTTATTGAAGATGAAAAACAAGAAGATGATTGGGGAAAATTATAATGAAAATTGAAGAATTAGTAAAAAAAGCGAGTACATTAGCACAGTCGTGTTTATTAAATAATGAAAAAACTGAAGATAAAATATTTATTTCCTTTTCAGAGAATGAACTTGGAGCAGAACATGAAATTTAAAGCAAAACC